AGATACTGTCACTATCAAAAACAAAATCCGCATACACCTAAAGCAATGGCGGCACTAGGACTTGATCCTGTTGATATTAAACATTTTATTGAGGAATGTTTGTTTCCTGAAGTTTAAAAACTATCTAACCAATTTGGTAAATCGGTTTGGTCTTTTTCACGTTCATATATAGTTACTAGTTTATCTACTAATTTTTTATTAGACAAAACAACTCTTGCACCTCTGTGTAATGGCTTGGGCCAGCAGTTTATTCCTACCCAACTATATCCACTACTTTCGTGATTACAACTAGGTATAAATTCTTCAAACACTGTTACGCAAAAAGTATTGTAGGTAAACTTTTTATCATTACTTAAAAAAATATGTAATGGATGAACTTTAGCAATATCAGGAAGTGGTCCTATTTCTTCTTTGCATTCTCTAAGCAATGTTTCTATAGGACGTTCTTTTTTGTCAGCTTTGCCTCCCCAAAAACTCCAAGTTAATGGGTGACTGCTTTTTTTACTTCTTTGCTGTAGCATAATCCTGCCAGTATCCAAGGCAAGAAAACAACAACCACTTGCTTGTATCATATTATGAAGGTTCTGTTGGCCAAGTTACATCATCAAGTGATGTAGCTGAACTAGTTATATCTCTTAGTGCTTGTCTGTATGTCTTCCATTCATCAGACATTGTAACATCACTGTTAGCCATCCAATCACTCTTAGCTATTCTTTCGTTGCGTTCTTCTCTTAACAAACGCATGGGTTCTGCGTCTACTAGTGCATCTCGTTTAGCTACAACATCTTCCCAAGTACAACCCCAGTCGCTTTCTGCTGTGCTTTCTATTGCCATACCATTAGCGTCTCCACCTGTTACTTTGGCATACATGCTGGCAAATTCTTCTTTGGTTGTGGGATTACCTCTAAGTACCCATTCTTTTATGCCTAGTTCTGTTAATGCTCGTGCTATATCTGTCATTTGTTTGTTCCTTTAATACCAATATTTATTATTGTGCAATCTCCATAAGTGTTACTTGAGTAGTGCCTTGTGGAACAGCTGGATCAGTATTAGCAACACCGCCAATATGTTTTTGTCCAGCACCTTTTTGAAGTGCATAAAGAGTATATGTTCCGTTGGTCACTGAAGGTGTAAACAATATTTCACCTGCTAATCTATTACCTTCATACTGCGTATAGTTTACATCACCTGTCATTTGTGCATTGCCATTAGCAATTCCCCAAGTAGCATCTCCTATATTAGTTGAATTTTCAAATATAGTTACACATGTTGCTGAACCCCAAGAGTTATTATGATGTTCGCCTAGTGTTGCATAAACTCTAACTAATACCTTGGATCCAGTTGTTAATGCCCTAGGAAATGTCATTGATACTAAACCAGTGTTTACCCAAGTGTTGGCACTAGTAAAAGTAAATTCACTATTGGTATTAGAGTTTATAACTTGTATCATATGACCTGGAATATGTACACCAGCTGTGCCATCACTTTTAAGTATACTGTCAACTTTTAAAATACTCATTGTGCAATCTCCATAGCAAACATTGTTGTGGCAGAACCTCCGCCACTTGATCCCCATCCAAAATAAGTGGTAGCTGATGTATTATATGTGTAAACGTAAGGTCGATAACTTATGCTTTGACCTAAGGTATATGTTGGAGTATCAATTATACTAATTTCAACGTCTTGCCATGCACCTACATTACCTGGATAAGCATGGGGTTTATTTGTAGTATGACTATAACCACCTCCAGCTACACTTCTAAATATCATAATAGCAAGATAGTTTCCTGAGGGAGCATATATCTGTGTATGAAGATTAATAATAAATTTGCTACCAGCTTGTTTCGGAGTTATAGTGTTTGTAACTTGTGTAATTGCAGTATTGGTAGAACTGTTGTTAATAGTAGTTTGTAAATCGTTTACTTGGGTAAATGTAGATACTTGCACCACATGTCCTGGAATCTTTACGCCAGCGCCGGCTGTTTTTTCAACGATGTTGTTTACGCTGAGTGTACTCATCCTGCAATCTCCATTATTACTAGTGAACAATGGCTATAACTGTCATAAGCGTAGTTTAGATCAGATTCGTTACCGCCAAAATATGTATTTCCGTTACTATTCATATTTCCTATATAAACTTCTATTTCTAGTGTGTTGTTGTTAGGAGGTGTATACAATCCACTTCCAGTTCTACTGCTATTACCGTAATCATCACCATTACTATTAAATCCAGTAGATCCAAGTCCACCACTAGTAAGATACTTTCTTCCACTACTACCATTCCAAGGTGTAGTGCTTTGATCGTTATACAAAACATATTGAGAGTTGGTATTGTCATACAAAAAATAACCGGCATTAAAACCTGCACTTGTGTATTGTATCTGTGATATCACCAAGTATGTAGGATTTGACGATTTTGGAGTTATACTACATTTAAGACCAGTGCCATTTGCATATCCATAAGTGCCATTGATAACTGATCTGCCACTGAATTTTTGTTCAACTACTTGAATAATACCCCCTGGCACAATTACATTGTTTGCATTTGATACACCTTGTAGTTGATCTACTTTTAATACGCTTGCCATTATACCACTGTCCAATCACCGCTTACTGTAACTGTTACACCACTTGCAATAGATACTGGTCCACCAGATACTGCATTTTCACTTGATGTCACCGTTGTGTTAGTACTTATTGTATTGCTGTGTATTCTAATTGGGCTGGTCTTTATTTCTGCATTGCTAGCACCTTGTATTGTGCCACCAAAGGTAAAAACACCAGTGCCTGTGTTAGTAAATGTCATGTTTCCAGTATTACCAGCAAGTTTCACATTACCACCTACAGAAGCTATATCTACATCACCATTGTCTGCCTTTATATCTAGTTCACCGTCATGTAAAATATCACCTTTTACTTTAATATGACCGTCATGTGTGATGCGAAATCTTTCAACTGGATTTCCACTATCAGATGTTTTGAAAATTAAGTCTGTGTCATTATCACTTGTCGAGAAACCATTTGCGGCGATTGCTTCAATCTCTGCACATACACCAATTTGAGTTCCGCCCCCGGTAGCACCAGTAACATTCCAAGCAAGAGTACCTATGACATGTTCAAAACCTTGTGAACTAGTATCATTATTTTGAATTTCAAAACTAGGTGCTAATCCTTGTACTGCGGCTTTTCCATTAATAGTAGATAAACGCATAACTTCTCGTAATCCATTAACAGATGCTCCCAACGAAAATACCATCTCTGTATTCATGTTTGTACTACTAAAATTTGTATTACCTTCTGCAAAAATAGATGCGGCAGTTAACGTACTAACACCACCACTAGTCTCATCTGGAGCCGAGAATTCAATAGCACCGAGTATATCACCATCTGCGATGCTAGTATGACTTGTTTGCAGTTTTACAATAGCACCAGAACTGGTTTTTACTGTCAAGTCTTGTGATAAGTTGCTACCACCAGCGGCTTCTAAACTTACTTTTTTGGTAGCATTATCATAAGTCAACACATAGTTGTCTTCAACTAAAACTCCAGATGGACCTGTAATATTTCTTAAATCACTTGCTCTACTCATAAGTAAACTCTCCAAAATCCTGGATTATAGGTGCCTTCAAATGCATTAACCCATTCTGAACCATTATATTTTAATCTATCAGCAGTGGTTGTATTTGTTGTATGTTGTTCTGTTGATCCATTTACGTCTGCATCAAATACAATATCCCATTGATTAGTGCCTACGTTATACTGAATAATATCATGCTTTTTAGCATTACTGCCTAACCAACCTGCTCCACCTGCTACATCTTCTGTAAGCAAATATCTATCTCCATCTACTGCCGCAGAGATTGTTCCATCGCCAGGAAAGTTTGCTTGAGGATCAACAACTGCATCAATAGCTTGTACTGTATTAGTAGGAAACGTATTAGTGTCCATAGTAATGTCAAGTAAATTAGGATTTCCTTGATTTATTTTTATGTTGCCAATTATATCACCTGTAGTAATTGCGGGATCGTTTGTTTGTTTCAACCTTAGTTGACTTATATCATCTCTAAACTCTCCGAATGGTTTGAACACTGTAGCCCAATCTAATATTCCGTTTGCATCACTGTTAGTACCACTCTGACTTAATAATTGAGCAGAACCGTCTCCGCTTGCATTCATTGTAAATCGCATTTTGTAGTTCTCTAAAGTCACAACTTTGTGACTTGTAAACAATGGAACAAAACTATTTCCAGCTCTAAGAGCTTCTAGTCCAGCTTCATCTGTATCATTGATGTTATCAATAATAGTATGGATAATTGTTTGTTTAGTTACTTTTGCTGGTGGATTAATTAGTATAGGCATTGTAAATGTCATAGTGCTTATATCTATAATATCATCAACCCCACTGGGTATTGCTCTCATACTCCAAGTGTTTGATATTAATTCTACATAACTTAATGTACTCCAATCAAGTGGATTATTGCTGGTGTGTATATTCAATGTAGGATTAAACAACACAAGTATTTGTTCTAGTAGCTGTAATTTTTGTTCTGTATTACTAGTCCATACATCTACTTGCATAGTTAAATTATAAGGAACAGGTTGGTGTCTTTTTATACTATACGCTCTACCTTGTTCATTTTCATATGCACCAGTTTCTTCGTTAAATTTCTTTTCATAGACTGGTACAGTCTCTTCATAGGATCCTAATGTACGTCTATCTGGTGCAGTTTCAAGTCCTGTTACATGACAACTAATAAACGGAGTTGTTTGTATCATGTTCTCACTGTTTTCTCTTACAATGTGTGCCGCCATTCTACTCACATCACCATAACGTACAGGTGCAGTTTGATAAACAACATTGCCAGCACTATCACTATGCATTGCAACTTGAAAGCCAGCAAATATTCTTATAAACTGTTGAATATATCTACGAAGTTGTTTATCGTAAAAATATGGTACTGCGGTAAGTTTTGAACCTTCGTATGCCATTATGAATTATCCGCCTGTGGTTTTATCACTTCGCTAAGTGCAGTTTGTTCTTTTGTTTCTTGGTCATCGACAACAGTAGTTTTTTCATTGAATATATAATCACTTGCATTATAAGTCTTATCAGTCCATGTCTGTCCAGTGATATTATCATATAGTCTGTGCCATCTGTTTCCTCGTCTTACAAATAGTCTATTTGGACTAAAATCTGTTCTAATAAAATATTCACCTTCTGATGGTGTACTAGGAAATTGATCACCACTTACTATCGATTCTCCATGATTGTAAGCATTTGATTGATTTACAAGTCCTCCACTTGTTGCATGGTCATACCCAAATAAATGTTCTGTAAGTGATGTACCAGTTGGATCATCTTTATCAGCCGCCTCAACAATAGCATCACTGATATTGAATTCTGCTTTATATGTACTAAGATCATTTTTAAGACTACCTTCTTCTCCGTCTCCTAAGATATCGTAGTATTCCTGGCTGTCTGTTAGTGGGCTTAGTTTGACACGCCAAATATGTGGATACCAAGTTTGACTAAAGCCTTCTGCGCCTCGGTTTGCATCATTAACAACATAATATTTGTTAATTGCTTTTTTATCTGCATTCAATAATAATGCATCTCTCAAATGAGGAAGTTCAAGTACATCACCAGGCATTAAACGTCTGCCCATTATTTCAACCATCTCGTTCATATGAAAATTCATATACAACATATCATTACTTAAAAATAATCCAAATTGTGTTAGATCAAAATCAGTGTCTTGTACGTTGTATACACCGCGTAGTTCGTAAATGTCTTTATCATACTTTCTGTCTCTGTTTTCCATAAACAACAAGTCTTGAACTTTTGTTTCGTTTATGATTCCTTCGACATTAATCAGTTCGCCACTTAGTGGATCAACTTCTCTACCATCAATATAATTTGGTTGTGAAGGATCGTCTTTGTCCTGTGTTACTGCTGGACCTAAGTATTTGTGTACATGTACACCTGTACCACCAACGCTAAATTGCTCACGGATATTCCTATCCATGAAGTGATAATCGTTAGTTTTGGTCGGTTTATAGATACTTAAACGTGGCATACAGTTATTTATCGATACCTTAAAGGTTGACAAATTTACAAAAGATGCTAAATTAATGTGTAAAGGCACATACAGAGAGGCAACAATTATGGCTACACCTAGAAGTTTAGTTAAAAAATCTAAAAAGAAAGTACCACTAAAACGAATCAGAAAACGTGGTTTACAGGCGCCTGGCTTTGAAGGCTGGGAAAATTTAGATGGTAATAAGTTTCATGCTTTAAAACGACACAACAATGATTTTTGGTATATGAACTATAAGCATAATGAAAACATTGAGCATATGTTTACTTGGATGAAAGAAAACGGGTATACAAAATCAGATATATCAAATGCAAAGAAAGCCGCAAAATACGAAGGACTAGTAGGTATATACTGCCGTATGTTGTTAGACGGATGTCCTGACTACAACGAAAAAGAACAAGAGCATTGGCAGTCTTGTCCTGGTACTAGTGGTGACATTAGACCTATGACCGATTATATTAAACCTAAAGTTACAGAACTAATAGAAGCTGGCAAACTAATTGTAGAAGAGAAAAAAGCTACAACAAAAAATGTTTATGTTCCTAGCATACAAGAACGTTTAGAAGAAGCGGCTGTAGATAAAACTGAAGATTTGGATCAATGGATTGACGATTGGCTAACTGACAGCAAAGCTAATCCACTAAAAGACAAAGTGCCTTTAAAATTGTTCAAGAAGAAACAAATTAATCTAGGACACCTACGTTTTGTAACAAACTGGTATAGTGGTAGTTATGAAGAACTACAAGAACTAAACAATCTGCCAACTGCTAGCAAACGTGACGAAATGCAACAACAACTTGCTGAAGGTTACGAAACATACAGTAAGCCACAAATTAAAGAGCTTACAGACTTTTACAAGCGATTGTTTGATGCTATTGAAATTATGAAAGCTGAACAAAAACAAAATCGTGCAGTTCGTAAACCTAAAGTAAAAAGTGCTCAAGAGCTAGTTAAGAAACTTAAATTCAAAGCTAGTGACGGAGATTTTGGAATAGCTAGTGTTAATCCAAGCGAGATTATTGATGCAACTGCGGTAGTTGTGTTTAACACAAAAAATCGTAAGTTGGGCATATACTATGCAGAAGACCATGCACAGTTTAAAGTAAAAGGCACCACACTACAACACTTTAGTGAAACTCGTAGTGTACAAAAGACCGTTCGTAAGCCAAGTGAAGTGTTGCCTAACTGGAAAAAAGTTACCAAACACAAACTAAACGCACAGTTTGGATATTTGAAAACAACTGAAACTAAAATGAATGGCAGATTTAATGCAGACACTATTATTCTCAAAGCCTTCAAATAAATACTTGTATGAGATTACATGAACTAGTCGAAGCACGGGTCGAACCTGACAAAAAATTTATGAGTCAGGTAGAGCAAATTCTTGACGACAGCATTGAAGAGTATCAACAAGTATTAGATGACAACGGAGATGTAGATGACATCTCTGAGCTTGAAGAAATACTTAACCAAAACAACTATGATGACTTACCAATAGAGTTTATTGCCACAGACCAAGAGCGTCAAGATCCAAATGAATGGATCAGTGCAGAAGCTGGCATAGACAAAGATGGTAAGTTTATGCAAGTGTATTTGTTTACAAAAAACCTCGAAGGCAAGTATGGACCAAAAACTTTTAAACAACTTGTAATGCGTATGCTAGCACATGAAACTATTCACTGGAATCAATATGCAAAAATAGGCATGGATCGGGTTAACAAAATTAAAAGTGGTCACCAAAAAGGTACTGAACTAGCAAATAAAACTGGAGATCCTAAAGATTGGATGCGTGAATATTTGCGTGATCCACACGAGCTTATGGCATATGGAAGTGACCTTGCTAGTGAAATAAAAGACCTAGACAATCCAGAGCAGGTGTTACGCAATCCAGAAGCACATAAAAATGACCTACCCAGTTATGCTAGGTATAGACAAGTTTTTGAGCCTAACAGTAAAGAGATTAAGCAACTGCTCAAGTACACTGTGGATTACTATAACGGATAAATATTAGTATGGCACTTGTAGATGATTTAACAAAAGAGATAGAACTTAGACTTGGTGGTCAAATGGTTGATGTAGAACTTGACCCTGAACACTACGAGCTATCTATAAACAAAAGTTTTGAAAAATATAGACAACGCAGTGAAAATGCGTTGGAAGAAGCATTTGTAGCACTTACTCTTGTAAAAGACAGTAGTGAATACACTTTAAGCAATGACGTAATAGATGTACTTGATGTGTATAGACGTAGTAGTGGTACACTCAATAGTGCAAGTAGTGGTGATATTGAACCTTTTGAAACTGCATATCTAAACAATTATCTATTATATAGTGGCAGAGCTGGCGGGTTAGCAGTCTATGATGCACTCAGCCAACACCGAGAACATTTGGGTAAAATGTTCGGAGAGAACTATACTTTTACTTGGAATACGGTTACCAAAAAACTTTTACTACACAGAAGAGTAAAAGCAGACGATACAGTATTTTTACATGTATATAAAACTCGTAGTGATGAAGAACTGCTACAAGATCCATATTGTTTACCTTGGCTTAAAGAATATGCACTTGCTCAAGCAAAACTTATGTTAGCAGAAGCACGTGGTAAATTTAACACTATTGCAGGACCACAAGGCGGAACTAGTCTTAATGCAGATGCTTTACGAATGGATGCTCAAGCACAACTAGATAAACTAGAAGACGATCTCAAATACTATGCTGAAGGACAACAAGGCCTCGGCGTAATTATTGGTTGACAAATTTTACTTTCCCTAATACAATAAAAAAATGATTATAGGAATATGTGGATTAATCGGTAGTGGTAAAGGCACCGTTGCTGATATTTTGGTAGAAAATCACAACTTTGAAAAGCTAAGTTTCGCTGACAAACTTAAAGATGGCGTAGCTAGTGTTTTTGGTTGGGATAGAGATATGTTAGAAGGCGACACAGATCGCAGTAGGATATGGAGAGAAAAAACTGATGTGTTTTGGTCAAACGAAACAGGCAGAGAAGTTACTCCTCGTCTTGTGCTTCAGTTATTTGGTACTGATTGTATGCGTAACGGATTCTTTGATGGTATATGGGTAAGCCTAGTAAAACAAAAAATATTAGAAGATCCAGATAAAAATTGGGTTATTCCTGATGTACGTTTTCCAAACGAAGTTAAAATGATACAAAGTGTACAAGGTCAAGTATGGCAAGTACGCAGAGGTGAATTGCCCGGTTGGTTTATGGATAAACGTGATAATGGTGTAGAACCCATAGATGTACATGCTAGTGAATGGGCTTGGATAGACAAAGACGAATCATTTGAACAAATCATACAAAATGATGGTAGTTTGGAAGATTTATTAAAAAAATTACAAAAAATGTTATAAAAAAGGTTGACAGTATGACATCTTGGTGCTATAGTGTATGTATAGTTAGAAACAAGGAGTGATAGATGTTTAGAATCCCAAACTTTCATAAGATGGAAATGACCTTTGAAGAAGCAAAAGGTGTACTTACTATCAACAATAGCTTAATTGATGGCATGGAACATGTCGATGCTATGTGGGAAAAACATTGTTCCGATGACTCCATGTACGAAGATGATGATGCGTTCTTTGAGAGTTGGATATATGAAGTAAACGCCTATAATAAAGTTTACTCAACAATGAAACCTTTATTTGCTTAAACCCTCAACCGAGAGGAGTCGGAGAAGATGGATTAGCATAACGTAACACCGCAAAAAGCACGAGTAGGTTCTCCCTTAAGAATTGAAAGTTATGGTGAAGCAGGGAGTTAAGGGGCTGGCTAGCTAAAAGTCCGGACTAGTCAGACTGACAGTGAAGCGACCACGTTAAAAGCCCGGCACTTATTTTAAACAAGGAGAACAAAATGGCATACACTTATCTACCAGTCGAAGTAAAATCAATTTCAAAAGCTGAATTCGAAGGTGTAAAGAATGCCTACATCGAAGCTGAAAAAAATAAGCAAGAATGGATTATTCAAGCCTTGCAAAAAGTATTCGATGATGTTAAACTTGGCGTAGTTAAGGTATCTGAATAATGGACGGTAATTTTGATTTAGCTTGGACTACAATAGAATGGCTTGCACTTATTGGTGTAATGTTTGGTATTGTACTAGCTATTATTTTTGGATTTGCAAAACTTGGATTTCAATATGCTCCGTGGATAGTTGCTGGTGCATTATTGATTTGGTTTTTTCAATAGGAGAAAATTATGATTACACCTGAAACACTTGAACCTGGAAAAGGATATGAATGTACCTTTACAGTAAAAAATATTACATTGGATGAATTTGGTCGTCCAGGCGGTATGCACAGTTTAGCAGACATACCAGTTGAGAAGATTGGAGATTATACAAGCACTGGAGCCATTGTCGCTCGTGACTTGAAAACCAAACTTATGGAAGTTGAAGATTCCAATTCAGATGGTAAACCTAATAAAACTTATGTAGTTAAGTTTGAAAATGTGGAGAACATAAATGAAGTATGATGATAGACATGGTGGTCCATATGACCGAGGTGGAGCAGACAGCTACTACCAAAGAGGATTTAAACCGCATTACTATTCAGGTGCAAGTATGCAGTCAGAAGAGATTCCTGAAGTACTAATGACAACTGCTGAAGTCGAAGCCTATACCGCAGGTTATAAAGATAACGAAGCCGCAGGTGACTTCAAGGATTGGGGTTAATGAATACACTATATTATATTGGTGATAGTTTTGTTGCAGATATTCTAACTAATAATTCTTCAACTTTAAAAGTTACAAAACAACCAGACAAAGAGCAAGTTTGGACATTCAAACTTGCTGAACTTTTAAATTGTAAACCTGTTTTTATCTCAGTGAGTGGGTCTGGTTTAGATTATGCACAATATCAATTTGATCGTAGATTGAAGAAAATTAACAAAGATAAAGATTATATTATTGTATCGCATACTGCTCCTAGTAGAAGATGGTTTGTTGAAAAAGCACCACAGTGTAGTAACTTTTTGAATTACATCACTACTAAAGGTGACTTAGATCAAAAATGGCTTATAGGAATGAAAGGGATGAATGAAAATTCTTCAACTGGTATACCAAGTATTCAACAAGCAGACATAGCAAGACATTATGCACTAGGTGTGGCGAGACCAGAGCTAGAATACTTGTATGGAGAAAGTATTATAACATACTTTAGACATTTTCAAAGACAAGGATATAAAATAATTAATATTCCAGCTACTCATGAGCCAGAGAATTATAGTATTGAACACAACGAATATTTTAAAACTATAGGGAATCTTGACACTGTGGCTAGAAATGAGTTTGCAGGTGAAGATAAATTCAAAGCATTTACAGAAATACTTAGCGGTGCAGATGGAAGAATAAACCATTTGACAACAGAAAATCATTTAATCTTAACACAAAAATTATACAAAACATTTACTGAATCTGCTGATTTAGATTTTACCACTGATTTCAAAAGTAATTTTATAACCAAAAAGAATTGGGAGTCTTATAACACACTTGGTATGATATCTGGCAATCATCATAGTTGGTATGACATAATTTCTAATTAATAGGTTGACAACGAATTTGTGTGGTGCTATACTACACGAATACTAAGGAATAATCCTTAACATTTAACTGGAGGCACATAATGGCTTTTACAACAATTAAATCTAACCAGAAAACTTTCTTAGAAACTTATCTAAGAGGTACTGGCAAAACTTTGACTGCGAAAGACGCAAAAGCAAGGTTTGGCATTCAGCAACTTCCTGCTAGAATGAGCGAAATGAAATCAGCTGGACTTAATGTTAAGACTGATGTCGCAACTACTGGTGCAACACGATATAGCATTACTGCTCGTGATGTAAACGGTTCAAGAGCAAAAATGTTTGTTGCTTAATAGCAAACATCTTATTTAAAAGTAGGGCCTTAATTGGCCCTATTTTTTTGACTAAATCATTAACTACTAGGTTAACTCTAATAACCCCCTAGATATATAGTGGTCCAGGTAAATACAACTAGCAAATACTTTTATAAGGAGAAAGACATGGCAGTATTAGTATCCCCTGGTGTAAATGTATCAGTAGTAGATGAAAGTGCATACGGTGCCCCTGGCGCTGGTACAGTACCACTACTAATGGTTGCAACACGTCAGGACAAAACAGATCCTACAGGAAGTGAAGCTGACGGTATTGCAAAGTTTACCAAAAGTGCCCAAGCAGGCAAGGTTGTTAAAGTTACAAGTCAAAGAGAACTAACACAATTTTTTGGTAATCCAGATTTTACTAGAAGCGGAACTAGTGTAGTACAAGGCAGTGAGACCAGTGAATATGGTCTAATGGCGGCATACAGTTATCTTGGACAAGGTAACCAAGCATTTGTCGTTAGAGCTGACCTTAACTTAGGTCAACTTGAAGCAAATCCACTAAGTGGAAGCTCTGTGCCTACAAGTCCATATGCAACATCAGGTGGACTTTGGTTAGATACAGATGCAAGTAAATTTGGTATTCATGAATGGAGTGCCACAAATAATAGTTGGGAAAACAAAATTCCAACTGTAGAAATTAATGCAACAGGCGCTCAGGCAACTATAGATGGTGACACAGCTCATACACCTGCAACAGCCGCAAGTGCCGCAACAAATGACCAATATCTAGTTGTAATTCATGTTGATGATGAAACTGTTACAACTACAGACAGACAATTAAGTATTCAATACTTCCACGGTGCCGCTGGCGCATGGGAACTTATTGATAACAGTTTAGCGGCAGGTACTGCTACATTTGATGAACATTATAGTGCTCCATCGACCCCAGCGGCAGGTGATATTTGGGTTAAAACAACTAGCCCTGGTAACGGTTTAGATTTAAAATTTTATGAATTTGGAAGTTCATCTTTCGGTGTAAAGGTAGTACAAGGCATAAGCACAACTCAAGTAGATGGCGCAGGCGCAATTACAGACTTTGTTCCACAAGATGGTTCAAGTGCAACTGCTTTAACTACAAGTTCAGCAGTGCTTGGAAACTTGTTAGCAGATCAACAAGCTAATACACGCGGTACAATAATCATCAGAGAAATTGGTGCAAGTGGTACAGTGGTTGCATTAAGTTCAGGTGATGTAAATGCACAAGCAAATACACCAACAGCTACAGCGGCTACTGGACAGTATTGGTTTGATAATACATTAAACAGTTTGGACGTTTATGTAGTAGACAGTGGTTATAAAACTGTAACTCCAACATATTCAACAACTGAACCAACAGGCCCAAGTGCAGGTGATGTATGGGTAGATACAACATTGGCGGCAGAGAATCAAGCCAATGAAAGAGCATATCCAAAACTTTACCAAAGAAATGCAGGCAATACTGCATGGGTATTACATAGTAATTCAGACCAAACTACATCAAACGGTGTATTGTTTGCTGATATTACAGATACAGCCGCAGATGCAACAAATGGCGGTAAAGCAACTGAAATTACTGGTGCACCTAGCAGTGGAGTTTATCCAGCAGGTATGTTGGTTGTTAATATGGCACAAAGTAAGAACACAGTTCGAGCATGGAATGGTACTGCTTGGAGAAATGGTGCAAGCAATCAAGCAGATGGTAGCGGACGCTTTGGTAGATATGCACAACGTGGTATTATTGCAAGTAAGATGCAAGCGGCTATTGCTGGAACAGATCTTAGAGATCCACAGTTCAAGTACAGCTTAATTGCTTCACCTAACTATCCAGAACTAGTTGACGAAATGGTCACACTAAACAGTGATAGAGGTGAGACAGCATTTATTGTTATTGATTCACCAATGCGTAAGAATCCAACAGATGTAATTAGTTGGGTTAATAACAGTGCTAGTTCCGCAGAAAATGGCGAAGATGGATTAGTAACAAAGAATACATATTCAGCAGTTTACTATCCAGCAGGACAAACAACAGAGCCACTAGGTGGTGCAACTGTAACTGTTCCTCCAAGTCATATGGCATTATACACTATTGCATACAATGACAACATTAGTTTCCAATGGTTTGCTCCAGCAGGAACTACAAGAGGTGTTGTACAAAACGCAAGTGCAGTTGGACATATTACAACTGAAGGCGAATTTAAAGCAATTAGTCTTACACAAGGACAACGTGATTCAATGTATACAGCAAAGCTGAATCCAATCACAACTTTCCCTGGACAAGGTACAATAGTATTTGGACAGAAAACTCTACATGCTAATACTAGTAGTTTGGACAGAGTTAATGTTGCACGTTTGGTTGCTTATCTCAGAGAAAGATTTGATGAGATTGCTCGTCCGTTCTTGTTTGAAATCAATGATGCACAAACTAGAGCAAGAGCAAAAGTCGTGTTTGAAAGATTCCTTGCAGACATTTTAAGTAGAAGAGGACTTAATGACTTTGCAGTAGTTTGTGATGAAACAAACAATACGCCAGCAAGAATTGATCGTAACGAATTTTATGTTGATGTTGCTATTGAACCAGCAAAAGCGGCAGAATTTATCTACGTTCCAATTAGATTGGTTAACACAGGCACACTAAATTCAACAAACTAATAAAAAATTAACTTAATACTTAATGGACTGCCAAGTGCAGTCCATTTTTTTTGGCACTTTTTAATAAATACAATTAGCCGGTATTATGAGGAGATCAAAATGGCAGTAATTACAACTTTAGGAGTTCCTGACAATTCAGGGAACACAACAACAATTATGCCTAAGCTACAATATCGCTTTAGAGTGACATTTGTAGGCGAAGGCTTTAGTGCTACTCCTACTAGAAGCGTTATTAGTACAACAAGACCAAGTCTAACACATGACGAGATTCCGTTAGATGCATACAATTCAAGAATATATCTTGCAGGTAAGCATATGTGGGAAGCAGTGTCAGTTGTACTCAGAGATGACGTAGATAGTGTAGTGCTTAGAGAATTAAATAACCAGTTAAACAGACAAGTAGATCATGCAAATCAAAGTTCACCAAGAGCAGGTGCAAGCTACAAGTTTCAAACTATTATTGAAACATTAGATGGTTCAAGTCCAACTCCAGGTGTTTTGGATAAATTTGAACTAGCAGGTTGCTATATTGCAAACATTAGTTATGGCGACATGGCTTATGCAAGTAGTGAACAAGTGCAGGTTACAGTAGGAATTAGATACGACAACGCAGAAATTTTTGATGCCGCAGGTAATGCAACTCTTACAGGCGCTGATTTAGATCAGACAGTAAGTAACGCAACAGGCGGTGGAACACAGGCTTAATTAAGGTAGCAAAAGATGGGATTAACAAGTAATACCGGCCCATACAATGCCGCCGCAGAGCATTTCGGAGCTGACGACCCGGTTATGGTTGCAACTCCACGTTTACTATATAATTTTAGTGTGCAATTTTTACTCAATGAAAATGTTTTCATGGAAGATGATAGTTTTGGTAGAAACTTTACATTTAACAGAATAGTAAGTGCAACAATGCCAGACTTTGATTATGGCATACAACCTGTTAATCAATATAATAGAATGCGTTATGTACCGACGAGAATGACTCCAGGTCCTAGCAACATTGTTTTTTATGATACCAAAGACAATCTATTTCAAACTATGATGAAAGCATATGCTGGACATTATTTTGGACATCCAGAAACAGGAGTTCATGACATGGACACTGTAAACTTTAATGGGTATGAAATGCTTAATTCAAAATTTGCTTCCGGAGATTCTCATCACTTTGGTGCTAAAAGCATACCAAATAATGCTAGATTTTTCTTTGAAGAAATAAGAATACATAACAAAGATACAGCCCAGGGTGGTAGAACAACTGTGTTGTATAATTGTATGGTCAATACAATACAACATACAACATTTGATTATGCACAAAGCAGTACAGCTACATATAGTGTTTCGTTTCAGCCTGAACATGTGAACATTGGTGGTGTAGGCACAGGCAATGTAGATCCAACAACTAGTGTACAAAGTTCTCTGTTAAGTACAGTAGCTGGTACAGTAGCTAATAGAGGTGCCGCAGTTGCGGCTCGAGCTGGCGCAGTTTCAACTGAAGTATTACAGCCATTTACAGGTACACTACCTTCTGGTAAGAGTTTACGAAATATAAATGGTAAATCTTTTGTTGTGTCAAATGTTGATACTGGATTAGCTGAAGGTCAACTTCCACAAGAATAATGTAGTAATAAATACTACTAGAATGGCAAATAAATTCCAACAAGGCATATACGAAGTAAAAAACGCTCGTAAGTATGTGGGCAAACACCGCCCAAAATACCGTAGCGGGTGGGAATTAAAATTTATGCGTATGCTGGATACACACCCAAATATATTAGCATGGGCTAGCGAAAGTCACCGTATACCTTATAGGAACCCAGCAACAGGCAAGAATACACACTATGTTCCAGACTTTTTTATTGTATATGAAGATAAAGATAAAGCTAGAAAAGCTGAGTTTATTGAAATAAAACCTGCAGGACAAACACTAGCACATGCTAAGAGTCCAATGCAAAAAGCGGCGGCTATTGTAAATGAAGCAAAGTGGCAAGCCGCAAAAGTATTTGCACAAAGACAAGGTGTTGGATTTAGAGTGCTTACTGAAAATGAATTATTCAACCAACCTAAAAAAAGGAAACGTAAATGAGTAATAAAATAGAAGATGTGTTTAATCTTCCTCCAGCAAACGAGCAAATAGATGAACCTATTAAACAAGAAGAAACTGGATTGGATATTGCACAACTACAACAACAATTAGATGTAGCAGATAAAATTGATGCCGCATTGCCAATGGTAAGAGACTTAGAACAACTAGATGCTGATATGGACAAGTATGCTGATAAAGCAATGCATGCCTTTCAGGATCTTATGGACCTTGGACAAAATGTTGAAGATAGGCATGCCGCGGCTGTATTTGATACAGCAAGTAAGATGATGACCAACGCCATTACAGCCAAGACAGCAAAAATGGATAAAAAATTAAAGATGGTGCAATTACAACTGCAAAAAGCCAAGTTTGATGCACAAGAAGCCAAAGCAACTGGTGGAGATACTGCTATTCAAGGTGAAGCAGAAGAGTTCGAAGACCGCAATAGTTTAATCAATGCAGTCATTGATAAAATGAATAAATCGGATAAATAATTACAATGAAGGAAGAAGCGATGAAAAGTTTGAAACAATATCTAGCAGAATCTGAGAAAACCTACAAGTTCAGACTTCGTAGTATTAATGAGATTTCAGATGAGCATATGGACAGAATTGAGTCGCATATGAAAAAGTATAATGTAGAAAGCATAAGTGCTTGTAAAAAGACTATTATGCAAAGCAAACCTAGAGGATTTGGTGATGTAGGGCCTAATGAAGTTCATATCTGTGATATGGAACTTAAATTACCAGCAACTCCTAATGCACTACAAGAAGAGATTGCAAGAATTTGTGGTTGTAGTGAAGGCAGTATTATAGTTAACAATATGAATGAATCAGAAGAACTTTGGAACGATGAAGTAAAAGATGAAGATGCTGAACCAAAGAGCGTATTAGCTGATGCAGAATACAGTGATGCAGAGAAAGTGGATCACAGTGAACACTATGGTAATGAGTTTGTTGACAAATTTGTCAAAGAACAGCCAACAGGTGAATTAAACAAAGAATATAAGGTGTAAAAAAATGCAATTAGAAGACTTATACAAACTAGCAGGGATTCAGCAAAGTAATACACCTGCAATAGAACCAAAACCAGTAGAGCAAGAAGTAGTTGAACAACCAATGGATGGTAGAGAAGATATGAAAGCAATGATTGCTTTGGTAACTCCAGAACAGCTAAATCAACTAGTAGGAGATGCTCCAGTAGAAGAAGAAGGTTTTGCCAACAGCGGTGACGAATATGCTGGCGAACCTGAAGAATACAACGGCACATTAGGTAGTCCTGCTGACCTTAGCCTTAGAAGATATTTGGGAGCAAATGGTGTTCCAGTAAATGTAGATGAAACTAAAGTATTCGAAGATCACAAGGTAGAAGATATTACTGAAGCGTGGCAAGCATATAAAGCTGAACCAGTTGCTGAAACTGATGAAGCTGTAGAAGAAGAAGCAGTTGACGAAGCTAAGATCGAAGAAGAGCCAAATGAAGGTAACGAATTCTCAGGTGCATTGGCACAAGCTAAAAAAGATGGCAAAAAAGAATTTGAAGTTGACGGCAAAAAATATAAAGTCGAATCAGAAGAGATGTCAGTTCTAAAAAGAAACGCAGGAATATAATTATGCCAACAAGCCAAGAAATGAAAGTCCAAAGCACATTTGATAAAGCAATGGATCAAATCAATCGATTACAAAAAGTATTTCGTGATGAAGGTATGATGGCTAAAGCAGTGGTTGACATTGGTGGTAATCAAGACTTTGGCGCTATACAGGAAGCATTTGACAACTTATATGGTGCATTGGAAGATGCACACTATGATGCAATGGCACACATTGAAGTTGAATCAGCAAAACAAAAACTAGGCATGACCGAAGAAAATAAAACTATTAAACCACAAGGCAAGCAAGCAGAAATTGATCTTGCTGGTGATAGTATTTGGGATAGAGAAGGTGAAAATCCTGCAAAAGTATATGTAATGAGTATAACTATCGAAAATCCATATGAACCAGGCGGTTACATGGATGATGACGAAGACGATGGCTATAGAAAAGTAGATGTAGAACATGATGGTCCGTGGACAATATACACAGACAGTGGCTTTGCAGAAGAGATTAGTGGCTTAGTTGGATTTCCAGTAGACTTTACAGAACAAGGCATGCAAGAAGATGGTATGGCTAGTATGGAAGGCACAATGGGCGATGCTATGGAATCAGTTAAAGAAGGCAGAATGGGCTATAGTGATGCTGATAAACTAGGCAGAGAAAACGCAAGTAAAATTGATAATATATTGCGTAGAAGAGTAGCTGATAGTGGCAAAGATATTAGAGATGTTATGCCAGGCGACTTAGACGAGATGCGATATAAAATTGCAAAAGAATTAGGCTTAGTGGAAAGCAAATTAACCGAAGGCTACGAAAGCAAAGTAAGAGAAATTTGCAAAGAGGTTGGTATTGAATGTAGTTTCAAAGATGGCAAAATGTATGTAGCCAAAGAAGATATGGCAAAAGCCAAAGAAGCATTAAAAGATGATGAAGATATTTTAGAACTACCAGACATGGTAGCTGAGTCAGTAGCAGAAATAAACACTGACGATGATACTGGAGAAGAAATAAAAGAACAATCCCCAGAACTAACAAGATTAAAACAACTAATTGGCACTGACACTATTAGAGAGATGAAACAATGACAGACAAGACATTCAAAGATTACCTAAAAGAAGATGCAGTAGACCAAGAAAAACATGATGCATTAAACAACATTGCAATGACGCTTGGTGCATTGGAAACTGAAATACAAGAATTACAAAGACTGGATGGCGATATGGATTCAAGTGGTGTTGGTGATTTAACAGACCAACTTACTACTATGCGTAAATTGGTAAACAGTTTTGAAGACGTAATAGACAGAGCCACTGGTGTTGTACCAATGGAATCAGTCACTGAAGCAGTTGATCAAGCATTGATTGATGCAGTAGTAGATCAAATTATAAGAGATATAGAAATGGGTGACCAAACAGCAATCGAAGAATTGCTGAAGAGTTGTCCAGAAGATAATCTGAAAGGCTTCCTATCAGAAGTCGGAGAATCAGTTAACGAAGAAGTAATTAGAATAAGAGCTGTAAAAGACAAAGAAGATCTTAAACTACCTACTACTGGCATTAACAGAAAATTTGATGGCCCAGATGCAAAAGAGCATGCCGCCATTGCAAAAAAACAATTTGAAAAAGATGGTTATCATGTTGTTTACGAAACAAATTCAAAAGATTTAGACTACCTAAAAAAATTAGCAGGCATTTAAACTAGGGGCTATGGAAACATAGCCTCTTTTTTGCGATAAGTATTACTATGAGCGTTGATACTAACCTAATCAAAAAACCCTATCAAAGGGAAAAATTCACAAAAGTAGAATTAGAGGAACTTGTAAAATGTACACAAGATCCAACACATTTTCTGCTGGAACATTGTTATATTCAACACCCAACTAAAGGTCGTATGAAGTTTGATCTATTCGATTATCAAAAAAGATTAGTAGACGTATATCATAATCATAGATTTAGTATTGCAATGTTGCCGAGACAAACTGGTAAGTCAACTTGTGCGGCTGGATACTTGTTGTGGTATGCTATGTTTAACCCAGACAGTACAATTTTAATTGCGGCACACAAATATTCGGGTGCTCAGGAGATTATGCAACGTATTAGATTTGCATATGAAACATTGCCTAATTTTATAAGAGCAGGTGTTACAGCATACAACAAAGGCAGTTTAGAATTTGATAACGGTAGCCGTATTGTAGCTCAAGCAACAACAGAAAACACAGGACGTGGTCTTTCACTTACATTGGTATATTTAGACGAGTTTGCATTTGTTCCTCCAAGGATTGCACAAGAGTTTTGGACATCATTGAGCCCTACACTGTCTACAGGTGGTAAGTGTATGATTACAAGTACACCAAACCAAGACAATGATCAGTTTGCACAAATATGGAAGCAAGCAGAAAAGACAATGGACGCATATGGTAATGAGCAAGAAGTAGGTATTAACGGATTCAAAAGCATAAAAGTAGATTGGCAAGAACACCCTGACAGAAATGACGAATGGGCTAGAGAAGAGGCGGCAAAAATTGGTGAAGAACGTTTTAGACGTGAACACGGTTGTGAATTTATTACTGCTGATGAAACGCTAGTTAATCAGCTAAAACTTGTTGCTATGGAAAGTAAAGATCCATTTAAACGTACTGGACAAATACGTTGGTATAAACCTATTGTAAAAGGCAGAACTTATATAATTGGATTAGATCCTAGTTTAGGTACAGGAGGAGACAATAGTGCTATACAAGTTTACGAACTTCCTGGAATGAAACAAGTTGCAGAATGGATGCACAATAAAACACCTATCACCGATCAAATACGAATAATGAAAGGTTTAGCACAAACTATACAAGAAGAATCATCTGATAGCGAAATATATTGGAGTGTAGAAAATAATACACTTGGAGAAGCGGCATTAGTAGTAATACAGGAGATGGGTGAAGATAATATTCCAGGTACATTTGTAAGCCAACCTAGAGCGGCAAATAGAGCTTATAGAAAAGGTTTTACAACCACAAACAAAAGTAAATTGGCGGCATGTAGCAAGTTTAAGAACTGGTTAGAAACAGATAAAATGATTGTATACAGTCATGCATTGTTATCTGAGATTAAAACATTTATAGCTAGAGGCAGTGGGTTTGCGGCTAAAGATGGAGAAAAAGATGATCTTGTTATGGCTACACTATTAGTAGTAAGAATTGTACAGCAAGTAGCACAATATGATGAAAATGCATATGACGAACTAAGAGATACTTTTAGTGATGAAGAAAAAGTAGAACCCATGCCATTTGTGTTTCTAACATAAATACATTAAAGGAACCTAATATGATTAGTGGCGAAACTATAGCAGAAAATATCTTTAAAATTCTTAAAGGTAATGGATACAAAATTAAAATTTTTACCGACGAAGGTGAGAATACAGTTGATCCACAAGCCGCTAGGCGTTTTTATATTCCAGATTTAGGTAGTATGGTTAATCTAGATGAGACTGATAGTAAAAGAGAAATTCGTGTAAGTGTTAATCAAAATACAGATATTAAAGAATTTAAAGATACACTAGCATTATTAAAAAATCTAGCTAATCAAAATGTAATTGAATATACATTAAAAAGTTTTACCAAATCAATTACACCCAAGGACCAAGATTACCAAGCACAAAAGGTTAGAGATATGAAACAAGATGTACAAGAAGGCATTAGTCCTGCATATGGTAGTAGCAAGAGCAGTTACCAGCAGTTAGAAAATGCTAAACTAATTATTAAACACACAAAACCAGTTAACGAAGAATCGCGTGGCAGTAGAAGCAGAAATATTAGTGCTATCTATATTGAAAGTGCAGACGGCGAACGTTACAAAATGGAAACCAACAACTTAGCAGGCGGCAGAGCTATGTTACGTCACGTTAAAGAAGGCGGTAATCCATATGATGAATTTGGTAGACATATTAGTGAGCAATGTATTGAACTTAAAAAACTAAAAGAGTTCAAAAAATACAGTCTTCGTAATGGCTTGGTAAACGAAGATACTACTGATATTGTAGAAGCAGTAAGTAACAGAATTAACAGTTTAAGAGAAGGCATTAACAAACTAAAAGGTTGTAAATGCTACAATGAAACAAAAGAGAAGTTTGAATCAAAAGAAGTAAAGATCAACGAAACAGATAGAAACAAACTTCGTAATCAGTTTACAGTACGCACATTTGATGAATCATTAGATGAAGCGTTACCGTATGTAAATGCATTAGTTAAAGAGATGAAAGCAATCAAAGAAGCTGATGACTTTGCAAAAGAGACCATGGATAGTCTTGCAGATACTATTGAAAAAATGGATACAGTATCATTACGCAAGGGTATCAATGTAAAATCTGATCCTGAGAATCCAATGAACTTGAGCAGTTTTGGAAACATGCCTAAGGAAAATCAGATTGCAGTAGTTATGGAATACTTAGGTAACTCCATTGACTATGCAAAGAAAGGTGAGGATCAGTTAAGTCAGTTGCTGACTAGAATGAGCGATGAAATGGAACGTGTCAAAGACCGAGCCATTATGATATCAGGAGTACAAGCACTTAACTCCTTATTCAAAAAACTCACAGCTACAGCAAGTGAAGATACAAGTGTTAGAGAAGATTGGGAAGAAACATTCGAAAGTAATTTTAAAAATTATGATTTTGACAAACTTTTTAGTTGACATCCAACTTTAGATAACATATACTAATGACTATATAAGTAGTCATGAGGCATACTTAGGCAACAGTTGCATTATGCAACACACATAGGCAAAAATTTAGGAGAAATACTATGGCAACATTGGCAGAAATTCGTGCAAAATTGCAAGAGCAAGAAAATCGTGGACCAAGTTCACAATCAGGTGGCGACAACGCTATCTTCCCTTTTTGGAATATCCCAGAAAATTCAACAAGTGTACTACGCTTTTTACCAGATGGTGATTCAAGCAACACTTACTTTTGGCGTGAACGTCAGATGATTCGTTTAGGATTCTCTGGTGTAAAAGGTGACTCAAACAGTCGACCAGTTACAGTGAACGTTCCATGTAACGAAATGTGGGGACCGACAGGATCATGTCCTGTACTAGCTGAGGTACGTCCTTGGTTTAAAGATCCAGCATTAGAAGATATGGGTCGTAAGTATTGGAAGAAACGTTCATACGTTTTCCAAGGATTTGTAGCTGAAAGCAGTTTACAAGAAGATACTACACCTGATAATCCAATTCGTAGGTTTATTATCAACCCAAGTATTTTTAATATTATTAAAGGTGCTTTAATGGATAGTGATTTCGTTGAACTTCCAACAGATACTGAGCAAGGTACTGACTTCCGTCTTACTAAGACAACTAAAGGTCAGTATGCTGACTATTCAACATCTAGCTGGGCACGAAGAGAACGTAGTCTGGATAGCAATGAGAGAGCGGCTATTGATACACATGGATTGTATACTCTCAATGATTATCTTCCAAAGCAACCAAATGAAGAAGAACTTGGTGTTATTGGCAAAATGTTCGAAGCCAGTGTAGATGGTCAAATGTATGATCCAGAGCTTTGGGGTAACTATTATCGCCCTGCTGGTGTACAAATTGACACTTCGAATAGTGCTCCTAAAGGCAGTAGTTCTGCTCCAGCACCAACGCCAACACCGGCTCCAACTGCTCCAGTAGCAGAAGCAACACCGGCTCCGGCACCAGCACCGGCTCCTGCACCGGCTCCCGTTACTCCACCTGAGAAACAGGAACAAGTAGCAGAAGCAGTAGCGGCAACTGCTCCAGCAGAAGGCGGAGCAAAGCCAAGTGCTCAGGATATTTTGGCGGCGATAAGAAATCGTAGCAACTAATAGATAAACAATGTAGTGGGCGGCTACGGTCGCCTACTCTGGCTTTTTGGAGAAAACTATGGCAAAACCTTTTGATGTAAGTAAATTCCGCAAAAGTATTACAAAGAGTGTACCTGGACTCAGTAGCGGATTTAGAGACCCCGACACATGGATCTCTACAGGTAATTATACACTAAACAAACTAATTAGTGGTGACTTTAATAAAGGTGTACCTCTTGGCAAAGTAACAGTATTTGCAGGAGAATCAGGTGCAGGTAAAAGTTTTATTTGCAGTGGTAACCTAATTAGAGAAGCACAAAAGCAAGGTATCTTTTGTGTATTGATTGACAGCGAAAACGCATTAGATGAACAATGGCTCAAAGCATTAGATGTAGATACTAGTGAAAATTCATTGTTAAAACTAAACGTAGCAATGATTGATGAAGTTGCTAAAGTTATCAGTGAATTTATGAAAGACTACAAAGCTAACTATGCTGACAAAGAAGAAGAGGATCGACCTAAAGTACTGTTTGTAATTGACAGTTTGGGTATGATGCTTACACCCACTGACATTGATCAGTTTCAAAAAGGTGATATGAAAGGTGACTTAGGTCGTAAGCCCAAGGCACTTACTGCACTTGTAAGAAACTGTGTAAACATGTTTGGTGACTACAACGTAGGACTAGTAGCAACTAACCACACATATGCTTCGCAAGATATGTTTGACCCTGATGATAAAATATCAGGTGGACAAGGCTTTATCTATGCATCAAGTATTGTTGTTGCTATGCGTAAATTAAAACTCAAAGAAGACGAAGACGGTAACAAAGTTACTGATATTCGTGGTATTAGGGCGGCGTGTAAAGTAATGAAAACACGTTTTGCTAAACCTTTCGAAAGTGTACAGATCAAAATTCCTTATGAAACAGGCATGAATCCATACAGTGGATTTGTTGATTTGTGTGAGAAATTAGAACTTCTTAAGAAAACTGGTAATCGTTTAGAATATAAGAGTCAAGTTACTGGTGAAGTAAACACACAATTTAGGAAAGCATGGGAATCTAATACAGACGGTTGCTTGGATACTATTATGACCGAATGGGGGCAAAAAGACCTTCCTGAACTAAATATCCAGGAACCAGAAGTACTAGAAACACTTGAGGAAGAACCTATTAATGAAAATGAGTGATGAGGAAATAACCACATACATTGATATGTGGCTATCTCTTAAAACATATATAAATCCCAAAGACAAAGAATTGGCATGCGAAAAGTTTCTAGCAGTTATAAATGAAAATATCTGTGACTTGAGTGAAGTATGCGATGAATGGTTTGGGAATGATTCAACCCTTGACAGAGTACTCAGAGACAACTATTATGATAGTGAAGTTTATGATGATTACGACTCTGATTCAGATGATGATTGGTAAATGACCTGGTATAGTAAAGTTAGACAGGATATGGCTAATATAGTTCCTGCAATTGAACATTTCGAACAACAACTAGACGAAGCAAGATTAGATTGTGGACTCAAAGGCAATGTGGAAAAACATTCACGTGACATGCCTGGTATAGTTGAATATCGTTTTAATCAATTGCAAGAACTAGAAGCTATACTTGAGTATCTCAATATAGAGATGCGTAAGATAAAAACAGGGCATTACAAAAAATATCTTGAAGGATACAATAAAGCATTATCAAGTAGAGATGCTGACAAGTATGCTGAAGGTGAACAAGAAGTAATTGACCAACAACACATCATTAATGAAGTAGCACTAATCCGAAATAAGTTTATGGGATTGATAAAAGCTATTGATGCAAAGCAATTTCAGATAAACAATATTGTAAAGCTCAGAGCGGCTGGATTAGAGGATGTAAGTTTATGATAGTAACAGTAGCAAGTGACCACGGAGGTTACAAAGTAAAAGAAGCAATCAGTGAATGGTTGTTAGAACAAGGACACAATGTTAGAGATTGGGGGTGTGATAGCGAAGAGAGTTGTGATTATCCTGACTATGCTAAAGACGTATGTGAACTTGTAGCAGATGGCGGTGCAGATTTTGGTATCCTTGTTTGTGGCACAGGAATTGGCATGAGTATGGCGGCGAATAGAAATCCAAAGATTCGCGCCGGACTTTGTAAAGATACTCAAACTGCCGTTCTAACTAGGAAACATAATAATGCAAATGTATTGTGTTTGGGTGCTAGAGTCACAGACCATGCATGGATAACGAACATAGTAGATGCATTTCTTACTACAGAATTTGAAGGTGGGAGACACGAAAAAAGAATAGGAAAATTTTAGTGTATAGTAAATTAAATTTGACCATGCGTAATCTAGCAACTGATGAATTACTAGAATTGTACTTTAATATTCAACCAAATAAATTTGTTCAAAAATGGGCTGAAAAATTACATGTAGATTTTTTAAACAACAATGATTCATGGATACAAAAAGATTTTATAAATCACGGTTGGGACTATGACCTAACTCCACATTCAAGAACAAAGGAGTGGTTGTGTAAAGAGTTAAATTGGCATATTGAATATTTGGATAACATTTTTACAAGTATAGATGGATTTGATTATACAATTAATATGCATTTTGACCACAATACAGTTGATCAACCACAACTAAATGAAATACATAGGCATTTTGAATTATTAAGTTTAGACTTAGAAAACAAAAATAATGAAACAACTTGGATGCAACAATATATGCCAGGTGAAAAAATGCAAGGAATAGTTAATAGTATTTGGCAACTAAATCTTCTATGTCATGAAATAGAAGGACATCTTAATCCTGGAGATAAATCAGACAAGTATGAGTCTTGGGGAGAAAAGTATTATCCACAAAGTGGTTTAGTAGTATGTATAAGACCAGAAGCAAAATACCTATTGGATATAGATGATGGCGACTACGATGAATTTAAAATGGAAGATAGAGAATTTGGAGATGTTGTCTTGCATTATCCACAGACTGGAAAAACAATTCTACAAACTTACACTTCAAATGACAGCAATATTCCAATGGACCAGTTAAGTCCAAACAAATTCCTGTCAGGAGAATTTGATGTGGTTTTCAACAGTTACCCGCATGTAGATTGGGAAGATTATAAACAGTGGTGTACAACTAATAATGTTGATATTAATGATAAGACAAATGCTTTAGGACATTGTGTGTTAGCAAAAATGGATAAAACAAACTTCGGTGATAAGGCTGTAGTCGATATTCATGATGATATACAACCTTACAGTGACTTGTATAAAATTACACTTCTCGATGAACAGTCAAATACAATAGCGAGTAAGATATTTGGTCAATCTTGGATTGATCAATATCAAGAATCTTTTCAGAAAAAATATAAGTTTTCTCGCAACTTATTTTAGACTGTTAAATATTAACATGCAAACAGATAAAGATGTAAAAAAGCCTCAAACTAAACATTTTTGTGCTTTACCTTTCCTTCATTATGAAATCAAAACATACGGACATGTTGCACCTTGTTGTGTGAGTAGGACTGTTTATAAAGACGAAAATGGTTCACCTTTTAATGTGTCCACACACAATATCAATGACATTGTAAACAGCAAAGACGCAGTTGAAATGCGGCAACGGGCACTTGATGACAAACCTATTAGAGGTTGTGAAGAATGTTATAAAGAAGAAGCTGATGGTAATGTAACAAGACGTATGAGAGAAAATCTTAAGTATGCTGAGCAAGGATTGATGATTGATCAAAATAGATTTACACACAGATATCTAGACTTAAAATTGGGCAATCTATGTAACCTTGCTTGTAGAATTTGCAATGTTTGGAGTAGTAGTCGTTGGGTAGACGATATGCGACAAGCAGGATTTACAGACGTTTTTAAAAAAGATAATATAAACTTCAAATGGTATGAAAGTGAAGAATATTGGAAAACATTAGAAATGTTTTTGCCTCATATTGATCAAATTGATTTGTATGGAGGAGAACCTTTCTTAATTAAACAACAATTTAAATTTTTAGAAAAAATTGTTGAAAAAGGATATGCACAAAATATTTCATTGAACTATGCTACAAATGGTAGTGTTTATCCAAAACATGCATTAAAAAATATATGGCCCCATTTTAAATTAGTACATTTTTTATTCAGTGCTGATGGAGTTGGACCTACGTTTGAATATGCAAGATATCCAGGCAAATGGAGTGTGTTTGAAGATACACTAAAACGTTTTGTTTGGGATCATGGCTTTAGACCTAAAATCAGCTACAGTGTTAGTAATTATAGTGTATGGGATTTGATGCGTAGTTTTGAATATTACGAACGTGAATTTAAAGGTGAAGTAATGCTTTGGTTGAATATTGTTTATGACAGTGGTTCTTGTGTAACTAACATGCCTCAGGAACTAAAGAAACAACTGCTAAACAAAATAGATGCAGAATGGCAACCAAATTGGCAAAATCTTTGTTATGAAAGGCCCTGGGACGGTATCTACAATCATATAAAAACAGTTAACCCGGGTAACGAATACACAAATTGGGAAGCATTTAAAACAAAAATTAACACATATGACCCAATTAGAAAACAAAAAATAACTGATGTTATTCCTGAATATGAAGGATGGTTGTAAAAAAAGATACCAAAAAAGGTTGACAATAAGAGCTCATGGTGCTATAGTATATGTATAGTTAGAAAAAGGAGTGAGAACCAAATGGCATTTATTAACGCAGAAGACGTCAAAGCAATCAGAGAAGAACTTAAAGCAACTTTTCCAAAGTTTAAATTTGGTGTTAGAAAAAGAGATTATTCAGCAGTAGATGTTACTATAAAAAGTGGACCTACAGACTTTAGTGATTGTTTTAGAGCTGGTGATGATGGTTATGCTCAGATCAATCATTATCATACACATATGTATGGTGAACACAAAGATTTCTTTGATGCAGTTCACAAAATTATAAAAACTGCTCCTATCAAAGGAGAAGGCTATCACAAGAACAAAGGCTGGTATGACAACAGTGATTCAATGATTGATTACTTTGACACTGCTTATTATATTAGCATGAACGTTGGTAACTGGAATACACCTTACGTTCAAAAATAATTACTTGGTACCTACAGAGGCGGTCCGTGCGACCACATAAGGGTAGGCTAAGTTACTAGATTAAAACAGTTGCATGCCGAGATCTAGAAGCCAAATATAAGGATTTGAAATGGTTAGCGATATTCCCTGGCAGGAAAAATTTAAAACGTTTAATAAAGATAAGTCAGACCTTGGCTGGTTTGACTATCAACCATTGTATCAACATGAAATTAATCGAATTCAAACAAAACCATACCGTGCTACGTTTGTAGAAATAGGAACATACCATGGAGAAAGTGCTAGCTTTATGGGCGATCAAATCCAAGCTAGCGGAAAAGATATTGAGTTTTATACAGTAGATAATAAAACAAAACAGTTTATGAAAGACGGAACACAAGTAGAAACAGGTGGCCCGTTTGGTCTGAAAGATCATAAATTTGTTAATATGATTAACAGTGATAGTTCTGAAGCAAGTAAATTCTTCGAAGATAAAAGTTTAGATTTTGTATTCATTGACGGTGATCATACCAATCCCAAATTTGAAGAGGATTTAATTAGTTGGGATCCTAAAATAAAATTTGGTGGTGTAATTGCCGGACACGACTATCTTACATCAGCAGATGTATACCATACTGTTAATAAAATGTATGGTGAAGAAAATATATTAACAATTATGCCAGGAAGTTGGTATATAAGAAAATAACCACCCTTAGCTCAGCAGGATTAGAGCAACGGTCTTCTAAACCGTAGGTCGCAGGTTCGAGTCCTGCAGGGTGGGCCAATTATGGAGCTCGCATGGTGGAATAGGTAGACACAACAGACTTAAAATCTGTCGACATAGTTCGTCCTGGTTCGAGTCCAGGTGCGAGCACCATAATGGAGAAATATATGAAATGGATAAATGTAAATGAGAGATTACCTAAGGTAGGAGAGAAATGTTGGTATTTCTTTGATGTCGTAGGTACCCATAAAGGCTTTTATGACGGTCTTTATGTAGACGAAGAAGGTAATGAATGGGAAGGTATGAGTATCTTTTATAATGATACTGGATGGCTAACTGGTGATGTAACTCACTGGCATCCGGATCAAGAAGAACGACCTTTAGATCCTTTTATAACCAGTCATTAAATAAGTCATGGAGCCGGTATAGCTCAGTTGGTAGAGCAGTTGATTTGTAATCATCAGGTCCCGAGTTCGAATCTTGGTGCCGGCACCATAAATAACCATAGCTACCAGAAAGGTAGCCAATCAATAGGATGTTAAATGAAAGTTGGAGATGCATTAATTGAAGCCGCTAGAAAGCAAGCAGAAGGCGAGATTGCAGTACATAAAGCAAACATCGAAGTCTATAGAGCCATGCCAGCAGGTATTGGTGAACATAGTGATGTCTGCGAAGCAATCATTGCTGAACTTGATAAAATGGCGGCGGCAAGCGATCGTTTAGAAATGATCGAAAAACACTTTAGCGAATAGGAGGAATTTAATGGCAGACGATTTTGGACCAAGTTGGTATAACAAGACTGAGAACAAAGAAACAGGTAGATTAAGTGTAATTAATCTTGTTGATGATGAGTATTTACAGTGTAGTTTTTATGAACATGGGCAAATCGTTGGTTGTATTCCTTACTATGATAAGTCATTTACATATGTTAAAGATGCCTCACATAACTGGTGTGAAGGTATAATGACTGTGGAGACTGTTAAAGGTTATACGAGACAAGGCGACCTGTTCTCGGTATAAATCACTGTCAAATTAGGTTTTGTCAGTCTACGCATTCTCCATAGACTCTTATTGCAAATTATTCTTACTATTATTTGCAATAGCAAAAAAAAGGTTGACAGTAAGACGTCTTGATGTTATAGTGTATACATAAGCTAAAAAAGAGGACGCAATGACAACACTTAAAAACATATATTGGTATTTGCTAGTTTTACCAGCTACTTTACTAGCTAAACTTTTCAACATAATTTTTATCTTATTTTTAGTTTTTGCAATTTTAACCTTTATTTTTTAGGTTGACGTATTTCGTACATATGCTAATATAACACAGTAAGTAGAACAGAGGATAAGAAAATGGCACGTCAAAAAACACAATACAACACACGGCAAGTCCTAGAATTAGCTATTGAAGTTGATAAAGCACAGGGCTTTATTAAAAGCGGTTATGGTTACTATAATCAAGAAACTGATAAACGTGTTGATGATAATAAGACTACAATTCTTAATATGCTTGAAGGTGCAACTGACATGATGCCAATCAGTGAAGATACAGTTGCTCAAGCTGATCAAATTGTAGATGAATTTAAACAAGAACTTATTGCTAAAAAACTTAGCGGTAATATAAATGACTTTGAAAGCAATGTACTTCAAAACATTGGCGGTGAAACTGTTGAAAAGTTTGGAGTTGCAGTTCTTGCCAGTTTGCCCAACAGTTTCCGTGTTCTACAGAAACGTCAAGGACTAGATGACTTTTTTGATAAGCATCGTAAAGCAAGTGAGTTTGTTGGTAAGATAGGTGAGCGTCTACGGTTTCCTGCTTTTATTAAAGATGTTAAGTTTATTGCCAAATACAATATTCATTTGGTAACCTGCTTAACTAGCGAAAACAATATTGTAAAGTTTTTCTTTAATCGTGAACCAGATATACAAGGTATCATTGAAGGCAAAGATGTGGTGCTTACTGGTAAAGTTAAAACACATGATATAAGCAAGTTCTCTAATTGTAAAGAAACTGTGTTTAATTATGTCAAAATTGAACAAGTTTAATGCAAATAGCATACAATGAAAATTTAGATGGTGGAGGCAGTGCTTCAATTGAAGATGCTGTCTCGGCGACCAAAATGTTTCTCGGAGACCAAAGACCAAAAGATGTTTTGGAAATGTTTAGCGGTCCTGGATTTTGGGGATTTGGATTGTTAGATGCTGACATTGGTATTGATTCGTTACTATTAGCTGACAAGTACGGTATTGCAGAAGATAGTATAAATCAAACAACCAAAAATAATGATCTTAAAAATGTGCATTTTTGCTTAACAGATTGCTTCAACAGAATACCTAGAAGTTGGGGAAAATTTGATTTGATTGTTGGCAATCCGCCACACTTTTGTATAGACCCATTTAATAAACATTATACAGATCCTAGAAAATACAAAGATACAAACTGGTCCATACACAATAGATTTTTCAGAGAAGCACAATATCATCTTAGACCAAATGGAAAAATTATACTTATGGAAAATATCTGGGGAAGTAGTCCAGAAACATTTAAAGACGTGACCGAAAAAAATGGTCTTCAAATAACTAGAGCATTCACCAGTGAAGTTTTTGAAAATGAACTTTATTATATGGAAATAGTTAAAAAAGATACCAAAAAAGGTTGACATATACTGTAGTGATGCTATTATGTATATATAAGTTGTTAAAAAGGAGTGAGAACCAATGCAGACAGCGACAGACGTAAAAATTGTTAACGGTACATATCGTAACATAGAAATAAAGGACGCAGTGTTTCCTTTAGTAAAAGAATACAAAGAAGGTAAAAACGGTAACTTCATTACAGTTGATGGCAGTGCAGTTACTGGATTCCCTGATCGATCCATTCGGATCAAAGTTGTTAACAAAAGCGACTTTGAAATGTTAGAAGATGGAGAGAGTGTTGTTTCTACCCAAACCGCCCAAGTAGAAACAGATGATCAAATCATCGAACGATTAAGGGAGCGATTTGAGATCCTAGAAGACATGACATATGCTTCATGTGATGGGGTCGTCCGCGGTATGGTAGTTACTGGACCTCCAGGTGTTGGTAAATCGTTTGGAGTTGAGAAGGTACTCAAAGAAGCTGGCATTATGAAGAAGTTGAGCCAGGATAGTTTGAGACGTTTTGGAGTTGAGAAAGGTGCGGCGACACCTATCGGACTTTACCAGTTGCTATATGATTATAGTGCGTCAGGCAGTGTACTAGTATTAGATGACTGTGATAGTGTACTGTATGATGAACTGAGTTTGAACTTGCTAAAGGCGGCACTTGATAGTAGCCCTAAGCGAACACTGAGCTGGAGGTCAGAGTCCAGAGCCCTTGCTAACAATGGTGTTCCAGACACTTTCGAGTTTAAAGGTTCGATCATTTTTATTACCAACGTAAAGTTCGAAAGAACACGTGGTAAACTAAAAGATCACCTAGATGCGATTATGTCCAGGTGTCACTATTTGGATCTTACATTGGATACAATGCGAGACAAGTTTTTAAGATGTAAACAAATTGTAGCTGACGGTATGTTGAGTACTTACAAGTTCAGTGAAGATGAACAAAAGGATCTGATGGATTACATCTATACTAACAAGAACAAACTAAGGGAGATGAGTTTGAGAATGGTACTCAAAATTGCCGACCTTAAGAAAATGAATGCTACTAAGTGGAAGAGTTATGCAGAGTCCACTTGTATGAAAAGAGCATAATGAATTTAAATGTCCATTCTCACTTACAATAAGGACATTTAAACACTAACTGGTGTACTCCTCTGTCTGCGTCACTCTCACTCACACCAGTTAGGACTTGAGGGCTAGTAAGACTTCTTACTAGTCCTCTTTTTTTATAAGTAATACTGAGGGAATAAAATTGGCAAAAGCAAATACAACTTTCGAATTATCAATCAGAGACATAGAAATAATAGAACATGCCCTAAGAGCAAAAGCAGGTCGAAGAGGACTAGCTATTGCACAAGGAGAAACTTCCCCTGAACTCAGACAAGAGATGAACGAAATACAAGACGTACTTGGAAAAATTCATGGACAAAAAATTCATTATGCCAAATTTAAAGATGGCAAAACTTATGTGAGCGGATAATATGGAAAATAGCGGTTATACTGAATACGGATATAGAGGAATTGAAGAACTACAAGCTAAAGATAAAGAAATAGCAAACTTAAAAGAAGAGATTAGTGAACTAAAAGTTCAACTGCAACGAATGGAAAACCATGCTAATAATCTTCAAGCAAAAGCGAGCATACCTCGCTATTGACAAATACAAAAATTGAACGTATTATAATTACATGAAAACAAAACTGATTCTCAAGGACGAGGTCAACTGCAAGTTTGAAGGTTTGTCCTTGACTACTCGTCGTAAACTTGAAAAGAAACTAAAGTTCTTTTTGCCTTATGCTTATCATGTTCCTGCATACAAGCTAGGAAGATGGGATGGCTGTGTAGGCTTTTTTACCATGGGTGGCATGACATTTGTAAATTGTTTGCCACATATCCTCCCCGTACTCGAAGAAGAAGGATATTATATTGATATAGAGGACAGTAGAGAATCACACGATTTCAAATTTGATTTGGTAACCGAAGATTTGTTCCGAGACAGGGTCTGGCCCAAAAAACATCCAGCCGCTGGTGAACCGATAGTATTGCGTGACTATCAAGTAGAAGTTATCAATCAGTTCTTGCAAACACCACATTGCTTGCAGGAAATAGCAACTGGTGCAGGTAAAACACTTATTACCGCGGCACTGAGTTACAAGTGTGAACCCTATGGTCGAACGATAGTCATAGTACCTAATAAAGACTTGGTAACGCAAACTGAGACTGATTATGTAAATTTGGGACTTGATGTAGGAGTCTATTTCGGTGATAGAAAAGAGTTGGGTAAAACTCATACCATATGTACTTGGCAGAGTTTAAATGTTCTAGAGAAAAGATTCAGAGACGGACTGAGCGAAAGTGGGTTACACGAATTTGCGGAGGGTGTTGTATGTGTTATGGTAGACGAAGTTCATCAGGCTAAAGCAGATGTCTTAAAGAAACTGCTGACTGGTCCATTTGCCAATGTTCCTATCCGTTGGGGACTAACAGGTACAATACCCAAAGCAGACCACGAACGTTTGAGTTTGGAAATAAGTTTAGGTGAAGTTGTTAATGCACTATCCGCTCATGAACTACAAGACATGGGTGTGCTAGCAAATTGTGATGTGAATGTTATACAATTACAAGAGTCAGTTAGCTACGGTGATTATCAAAGTGAACTTACATATTTGACAACAAATAAAGAACGTTTAGATTATATGGCGGCAATTATAAGACGTTTTAGTGAAAGTGGAAATACATTGGTTTTAGTAGATAGAATCAAAGCTGGTGAAGGACTAGTAGAACGTTTAGGAGAAGATACAGTATTTGTAAGTGGTAGTATGAAAAGCAAGGACAGAAAGGACGAGTATGACGAAATCAGCGATACCGACAATAAAATCATTGTTGCAACATATGGTGTGGCGGCTGTTGGCATTAATATACCTCGCATTTT